CGGATGAGGGCAAATTCATTAATAATCTTTTCGTAGTCAACAACGTCTGCCTCGCCGTCAACGTATTTTTCAACGTCACGGCTAGACAGAGCTCGTTGATAATTTTCAAGATATTTTTTGAAGAACGAACTACGTAGTCTACGTAATTCAATATTTAGGTACTCTAAGATTGCTTCAATTTCTTGAAGTTGATTAAAACGATGTTCCACAATACCGGGTAAAGATGCAGCCGCTTTTTCAACATTACCGGATAACTTTACTTCCTGTTTTGCTTCTATTAGTTCTGTATCATAAAATTTTATAGCATCGGTTATTTTACCAATGTCTCTAGATATCTCAGAGTACCAACCCATTACTCATCCCATTCTTCTTCGTCTTCGTAACCGTCCCCTTCTTCGATATCTAGATAATAATATATTGCACTATCCAATACACTATCAGTGCCTAAAGCATCTTTTAGTGTTTCATCACTGACACCGTAGTCTGCTAATAAGTCTACAAAACGTTCTGCAGCCACTTCAATATTTTTTTTATCTAGGTACTCTTTGAATAGAGACCACACTTCAGAAATTTGTCTATCGTCGAACATTTATATAATTACTCCTCAGTAAATTCTTCAACTTGAGATTCCACTTCGGGAACCTCGTCTGAGGTATTTACCAAATGTTCATGTTTTTCACTGAACTCTGACATAACACGATCAAGTAGTTCGCCAGTCCAGTTTTTACGATATTCTAAAATTTCTTCACCATCAATAGTTACATACTTGTAACGGTTACCTTGCTTTTCAACAATCTTCCATTTTTCAAACATATCAAACAAACCACTATAGGGGTCCATTCCTGTCTCGTATGGAATCTTAACTTGTACACCTTCAAACGGTTTAGCATAACGTGTTTTCATAACCTTACAGGCTGCACGAATGCCATTTACCTCTGAAGTTTTATTACCATCTTCATCTTCTTTCAGTTTTAGTTTTTTCATTGCTACAACAATAGATGATGCATAGATAAAGCCTTGACCACCGCTGATCTTATCGTCTGGGTCAAACATATCTTGCGATGCGTAAGTGTGATTAGTTGCTACAAGTCCTACATTATGACTACCAAACATATTAACACAGTTGGTTACAAGAGTTTTTAATGCTTTAGCCTTACGACCCATGTCGCCTTTCATGTCACCTGCATCAAACTGATTAACTTCAGTAGGTGACATTAACATACCTAGTGAGTCAACAACAAATAGTACCTTAGGACGATCTTCTTCTGCTGTTTCTTTGTAGTCTTTCATAAACATTGAAATAGTTTTAGCAACGTCATCAATCATTGCCATATTAAGTTTCAATAGTTTATCTTCTGATGTATCTACATTAAGTGCTTGTAGCCACGCTTCGTCAAGTGCATTCTCTGAGTCAATTAGAATAACAAAGATACCTTGCTCTTGTGCGCTCTTTACAATATTACCAGAGCAGATATATGATTTACCTGAACCAGATTCGCCTGCAAATACTGACACTTTGCCTAAAGGTACGCCTTTACGGAAGTCGCCACTTACAAGATAGTTAAGTGCATAGTTACCTGTACTAATCCAATCAGTAGGATCGTTAAACCCTGCACTCATACCTGTAATGGATTTAGTTAACGAAGTACGGAACTTCGTTGGATCAAATGATTTAATTGCCATACTTATCTCCTAGTTTTAAAAGCAATAAGGGGGACAATGCCCCCTTACATTAACCTTGATTCTGACGTGCGCGGATCATCGCTAGGATGTCTTGTGCGCCACCGCCGGTTGCAGGTGCTTCTGTACTAGGTGCTGCCGCTGGTGCAGGATCAGCATCAAAAGGTGCTTCTTCTGCTACAGGTGCTGCCTTTGGTGCAGGTGCAGGAGTAGTAGCCGCTGGTGCTACTGGGTCACCTGTCTTTGCACTCATGCCCGCTGGGCGAAAGTATTGGCTCCAACGATCTGGATCATATGCTTCACCGTTTACAGATGCTTCAAACATTTCCTGCATAACTTTCAATTCTACATCACCTGGTTTCTTAGGTAAGTAGTCTGACAAGTTAAACAAGCCGTGATCGTTAACTGCTTTCATTTCAGCATCGCTAAGTGGACGCTCTCTGCGAGCCCAGTTAGATGTACCATAGTCTGCATATCCGCCTTTTGAAGTTTTGTTAAGACGGAAGTCAACACCAGCAGTATAGTCTGTTGGCAATTCTTCCATATCTGGATCCATTAACGCTGCCTTGATGATCTGGAAGATCTGAGGGCCAATAATGAATCTACGAATTGGATTCTCAGGAGTAGTATCCTCTGCTAGTGGGTTGTCAGTGACAAAGCCTTGGAAGATATATGAACGCTTCTTCCAATACTTACGACCCATATCTTCTAGTGAAGGATCTTTAAACCAACCACGAACTTCGTTTAAGATTGGACATTGTTCGCCATACATTTCCATACAAGGAATTTGTACTTGAACTGGACGTGAATCGGTTTCGCCTTTGATACCTGCAAAAGGTAACTTAATTAGTAAACGCTCTTTCCAGAAGAAAGTATTATCTGCATCGCCATCAGGAAGGAAACGGAAAGTTGAACTTTCACCTTCTTTCATATTCCAAAATGGGTAGATTGCGTTATCGCCTCCACTTGACTGAGTGGATCCAGTTGAGCGTAGTTCTTGCTCTTTGAGCTTTGCTCTGATTTCTGCTAATGATGCCATAGTTGTGCCTCCTTAATAATTTGCCTATGTCTATGTGCCTAAATTTGTAGCACAGTGTTAATAATACACTCTACTACTTAGCGTGTCAAGCCTTTTTTAAAGAAAAACTTGAAAAACTTCTTGGACTTTGTCCAAATGTATTTATAAATCTACGCCTGCTTTGTCAGCAAGAATTTTTAGAATAGTTTTAACATTCTGATCTTGTATAGAATTAAATGCTGTTTTTACTGATGCCTGATAGTCATT